GCCAAGGAAGGGATAACCGCCCTGCGTTGGATAACGCTCAAAAGGAACGACTAGGGCACGATCTGAAATTTGTGAAGACGGGAAAGCGGACCAGACCAAATGATCCGAACGCAGTCCCGCTTGCCGATGGTTCTATGGCGGACATTTTCAGGTTGCAGCCTGCCAAGACTTCTGATGATCTGCTGCAGGACTCTCCCTGGTGCCGGGCGCAGGCTCGCCGGATGCATGACTATTTGTTGAGAAATTGCGCCTATGGTGTATACCTGGAACTCCGAGGAATCATGGCTGCAGAGAACCGGCTCTTTGAGAGCCGCTTTGATCATGAATTCATTGCATCGATGTAATAATGGCGGCAGTGGCAAAAAGACGCACGGCAGTCCTGCCGGCAATACGTGAAGACAGCCCTATACTAACCCAAAATCCGGCGCTGCTACCGCCGTTAATATAGCGAAGTCAGGGTGGAGGAGAACCTGTGAAGTACCACTGTGTCAGCTGTTATCAACCAGCCACCAAGTTCTGCCGCGATTGCCACGTGAAGCTGTGCGACAAGCATGCATATTTTCGGGTGGATGGGAATAACATTGCTATTACGCGGAATGCCCCCATTCTGTGCCGGGCATGCTACGAGAAGCGATATGGAAAGATTTTATGAAGCAGAAGGACAAGATGAGTTGGGCGAGTAAACCAGACTGGAAGGACGCGCCGGATTGGGCCGAGTGGCTGGCGCAGGACTTTGACGGAGCCTGGTACTGGTATGAGAAGCAACCGGTTTTGTCGGAGTTTATTCACGGATTATGGAGTACAGTGGAAAGCGATGTATTTGCCAATGCTTCGGCACCAGACCTTACCGCTGCTGAGAACTGGCGCGAGAGTCTTGAACGCCGCCGGAGGGAGGAGTGAGATGGAGCTTGAATATAAAGAAGTGCTGGACTTTTTTGTCCAGTATAATGGATGGACTAAACTTGCCAGCGCAATCTGTATGCTTCAATCAGAAAACGACATGGCCGCCACCCGCATTGCAGAGTTGGAACAGCGGCTTGCCGCCGCGCAGGAGCGGGAGAAAGCCTTCCGTATCGGATTGGCGAGGGCACGGGATCTCCTCTCCGATATCGGAAAGACAGAAGAAGCACAGGAACTGGAGAACCTCCTCGCAAGGTTCCCTGTGGCCTATGCACTGGAGCCGAACCGTGAAAAGTAGCCACAACTCTGTTCGGCCGTTCCGGACGAATCTGCTTGGAGTCGTGAGTATTGTTTGGGCGAGGAGCGCCGGGCGGGCGCGGATGGTAACTGCGAGAGCAGCATATGACGCCGGCTATACAAGGCGCGCGAATCCGGCAGAGGTCCATTGTGTGAGGGCCAAAGAATATGATTACATCGGCACGGCCAAGGCTGATTTTTGTTACAGTGAGCATTCGGTTCCTATTTGCTGAGTATCTGACCAGCAGGATCTATATCGCGGCGCTGAGAAGAGTGCGCCGCGATTTGGCGCCGCCGAACAGCGAAAACCGCCGGCAAGCGATAGCGAGCGGTGAAGCATGCTCGCAATCTGCCGGCCGCAGATCGGCGGCGCCAACAAATTAGGCATGAGGTGAAACATGAATAATATCTGTTCGATTACTTTCGGGGTGCAGCTCGGTGTGGCGATCTATTCGCCTACCTGCGAACTGCTGGTCTGCAGCTGCATGAGACTGTCGATGCCGGATGAATTTGCCAAGCATCTCAAGGCTATGCGTGAGCACCACAGAGTTGATCTGGCCATCGTCCAGGCATTCGGAGACATCCAGGAGTATCAACCGCAGTACCTGGAACAGATCAAGGCTGTTTTCCCGGAGCATATCCTTGTCCATCGTGACCAATGGAACCCCTCCAGGATGTGCTATTTTAACCGTCGTACCCTGGCTGAGGCCCACCATGGGCGTAAAATTAACCGCCCAGAGCAGGTGGATGCGATCCTGTTGGGAAGGTGGCTCTATCTCCTTCTCTATGATGCGGGTATCCCTTTCCCGGCGGAATACCTGGGGGAACTGGCCCGGACCACCCGGCGGTTCCCGCGCCGGCAGGATCTCCGTGTTATGCGGTGGAGAAATCATCGGGCTGCTGCCAGTGTTTGAACTGCCCAAGCAGTAATATAAGGAACCTCAAATGGCGACGAAGCGAAAGCAGATACTCAACAGGGCGGATAAGGCAGAGCTGGAACGGAGATATCTGTACATCATGACTCTGATAGAACAGGGTTGGAGCGAAGAAAACGACCTTATTGCCGAAATTCGCAAAAAGAAAAAGTGGGTTGTCAAGGACCGACAACTCAGGAACTACATCGCCCACTGTTACCAATTATTGCAAAAACGTGCGCAGCAGGATGTCGATCGTATATTCGGGACACTCTGGCTCAGGCATGAAGCAATCTTTCGGGCTGCCCAGAAGGAACATGTTTACACGGCCATGATGGACGCACTCAAGGAAATGGCCAAGCTGTCCGGCTGTTACCGGCCGAGCAAATTCGCCCTTACGGACCCCACAGGTAAAAAGGACTATGGAGAGAGGATCGCCAATATCTCATTCATCGAAAGCGCCCTCCGGGCCAGCCCAGAGATCCAGGAGCAGTTTATTGAGCTCCTTGCCAGGCTCGGTGAGCAACGAAATGTTGATCAGCCTGGCACGGATTAATTATCTGGCCTATCTTCAGGTCTCCCATTATCTGAAGTACCGTCCTGCTCTGCATACCAAATATATTGCGAAGATTTGTGAGAAGATAGAATCCGGAGAGCTGAAGCGGGCGATGTTCTTTCTTCCGCCGAGGCACGGAAAATCGATGACTATAACGGAGAGCTTCCCCAGCTGGTTCATTGGCAAGAATCCAGACAGGCGCGTGATCGAAGTCAGCTATGGCGAGTCCCTGGCGCGAAGATTCGGCAGGGCCAATCGCCGCAAGACAGAAGAATTCGGCGCATCGCTTTTTGATATTGAGATTGCCCGTGAGAATGCAAGCGTGACCAACTGGTCAATTGATGGGCACGATGGAGGGATGATCAGCACAGGCATCGGAGGGCCATTATCAGGCGAGGGAGCAGATTGCCTGATAATTGATGATCCGATAAAAAACCGGCAGGAGGCTGACAGCCCCACCTACCGGAATATGCTTTGGGATGAGTACCGGAATACGCTTCTGACCCGGCTTCAGCCCAATGCCTCTATCATCCTCATTCTGACACGTTGGCATGAGGACGATCTGGCCGGCCGGATCCTTGAGAATGAAGGAGATCAATGGACAGTCGTTAAATTTCCAGCAGCAGCTGAATCAGACGATTTACTTGGCAGGGCTCCGGGAGAAATGCTCTGGCCGGAATTCGGATTTGACCGTCAATGGGCTGAAAAGAAGAAAATTACTGTTGGAAGCCAGGTCTGGAATGCTCTCTACCAGCAGCGCCCATCCCCGGCTGAAGGTTCGCGGGTCAAACGAGGCTGGTGGAAGTATTACGTCGTGGTCCCGGGTCACTTTGACGATATCATCCTGAGTTGGGATATGACATTCAAGGATGAAAAGGCTGCAGAATCCGGAAAACCGGACTTTGTTGTCGGTCAGGCGTGGGGCAGGACCGGCGCGGACAAGTACCTTCTCGATCAAGTGCGTGATCATATGGATTTTCCGACCACACTCAAAGCAGTCAGGGCGTTCCGGGCCAAATGGAAGCAGGCAACGGCGATCCTGATCGAGGACACCGCTAATGGTCCGGCGATCATCGCTTCGTTGAAGCATGAGATCCCCGGGATCATCCCATGGCCGGCCCAGGGCAGCAAAACAGAACGGCTCTCTGCAGTTTCGCCGCAGATTGAGGCCGGTAATATCTATATCCCGGATCCGATCGTTGCCGGATGGATCAGTGATTATGTAGAAGAATTTTCCGTTTTCCCGAACGGCAACAACGATGACCAGGTGGATTCGACCACACAAGCCCTTCGGTATTGGATGAGACCGGACAAAGCCCCGGCATCCGTCAGCAGTTATCGCGACAGAAGTAACCCGTAAAAGAAGGAGCAGGCAATGCCAAACTTTTTCACGACTCTTTTCAATGGGCTCATCGGCCGGAGCAAAACCCCTGGTCGGGACAAAATCGAAGCTATCGCGGACAAAGGGCAGGAGCAGGTCAACCCGGAGCGGACCACGGCGCCGAGGGAGTTCGACATCATCCCCACATCTGTCCAGATTGCGGGCCTCAACCATGGCGCAGTGAAAGCTGGGTACTACTGGGAGGTTCAGGATGCCTGGCGGATGTACGGCAACGATGACCGGGTCCGCTCGACTATCGACTCTATCGCTGACGATGCAACCCAAAACAACCGCAGAGGCGTTCCCTTCAATATCGCGGTGAAGAACGCGGACGGCGAACAGAACGATCAGACTGAGGATCTGCAGCGTGTTTTGGATGCTAACTTCAAGGCGCTGCGTATTTACCAGCGCATCTCTGATATGATCAAATTCTCGCTTCTTGAGGGGAGTCGCTTTTACCGGATCGTCGTGGACTTTTCTCAAAACAAGGTCGTCGAATTTCGCCACATCAAAGGACCGCGGGACGGCTTTGTCCTCGTTGAATTGGCCGAGGGTCCGTATAAAGGCTACTATGTCCAGTTTGACTATGCCTCGCAGCAGCCTGTCGCCATTTTTCTTCCCTGGGAAGTGGTCCGCTTTGACTGGAACAGGCCGGATGAAGCGGCCTACGGCATGGGCCTTTTCTCCAGCGCCAGGTCCAATTGGAATCGGCTGGCCAAGGCAGAGCAGGATGTCTATGTCGCCCGGCACACGCGAGCTTACGCCCGGGTCAGCCGGGAATTCCCCGACGCCAGCATTGAGGATCTGCTGAGAATCCGCAATCAGGATGAAGAGGACCGGAAAAAGCACGGCCCAATGCAAGTTGAATCGGATATCTACACCACGGGCAGAGCCAACGTTCTGGATACCTCGAATTCGGCCATATACAACATCGCCGACGTTGAGTACGGTCAGCAGCGGCTCTTCGCCAGCGGCCGGCGCCCGGTCTCCCTCCTGGGCGGGTACGGCAAGGACGCCGTCAATCGGGCCGTCCTGGACCGGCAGGAGCACCGCTACATCAGTGGTTTTCTCTCTTCGGTCTGTGAGATGTGCGACGCAGCCATGCTAAAGGTGGCCAACATGATGTTGTTATTGCAGAACCTCCTGCCCCAGGATTATCCGGTTGCTTTCGAATGGACGCGCAAGTCGGTTGAGGACAAGCAAATCCTGGGCGCTATCGCCAAGGATGGTGTGGATCGCAAAGCCCTGCCGCTGTCTGTCTATGCAGGCATCTTTGACATGGATCCGAAAGAGGTCAATGCGGAAATCGAAGCCGATCAAGAGCGGCTGGCGGAGTGGGACACCCGGTTTACTGCCAATCCTTTCGAGGATCCAGGCTTTATCCCTCCAAAGGAGTGAGCGATGGAAATAAGCGAGTATCAGCAGCTGATTTTAAAAGCCCGGCAAAACCAATTCCAGGTCACCCGGGAAACACTCCAGAAACTGCAGATGGCGTTTGATAAGGCATTCACCGACGTCGAACGGATCCTGATGGGGATCGATCATGATCCCAGGCTCACTGCACAACGGGCATTCTGGCGGGCAAAACGGGACCAGCTAAAAGCCCTCGCCGAAGGCTTGAAAAACGGGTATGCCGACGCCCTCAAAGAAGGGATGAACCTGGTCACCCTGAATGCAGCGGAGATCTCGGAAATGGCTGATACGATGCTCTTGGCCAGCAATGGGTATGACGCCACTCTGGTCAGCCCTGAGTTCCGGACCTTGCCCCTGGCAGCGGTGGATCACGTCTGGAAAAGGATCGGAACGGACGGCTTGACCTTGAGCGACCGCATCTGGAACCTGGAGAAGCACATCTGGAGACGGACCGACGCTATTGTCATGTCCGGAATCGCCAGGGGCCAGAGTGCTGTAGAAATGGCCAAAGAGCTGCAGCGGGATATCCTGGGCATTACCTCACCAGAGCAAATCCCCGAGGAGCTGCGCTGGACAGAGCGGATATCCCGGTCCGTCCGAGGCCGCGGATCAATCCACTACAACGCCCTTCGGCTTGCGCGAACCGAGATCGCCAACGCCTACCACGAGGCTGAGGTCATGGCAGCGAACGCCTCGCCTGTAGTCCAAGGGCTGAAGTGGAACCTGTCTCCCGCTCATGGGCAGTACGATGTCTGTGATCAGCTGGCAACCCAGGATGTTTATGGCTTGGGGTCTGGGGTTTATCCTCCGGGCAATACCCCGTTATGCCCGCATCCCAATGACATGTGCTATGTCACCAGGGAGCTGCGGCCGATCAACGAATGGGGCAAGGCCAGACCGAGGGTGGAAGCCAGGAAAACATTCACCTTTGAGCATCCCGAGGAAACTTCCTACTTATCCTCGACTAGAAAAACAGAGCTCACCAGAACGGTAACAGGCAAATACCGGGAAGCAGTGGAAGCGCAATTTCATGCCATAATCAAGAGCACCGTCGGAGGAAAA